AACTTTTACACAGTTCCGCGAAATTCCCAGTTTGGAAAAATGGCGGTTTTACGCGGTTTTTGGTTAGACTCAAAACATGACCGATTTGAAAATTGAAACCGTTGCGATAAGCAGCCTTACCCCTGATCCAGTAAATGCGCGTAAGCATGATGCGCGAAACCTGCAAGCAATTGAGAACTCACTACTAAAATTTGGGCAGCGCAAACCAATCTGCGTAACGCCTGACTCAATCGTGGTTGCCGGCAATGGCACACTTGAAGCCGCAAAGAATTTGGGCTGGACTGAAATTGCAATTGCCAGAACTCCCGTTGGTTGGAGTTGGGAACAGATACGCGCATTTGCACTAGCTGACAACCGCACCGCAGAACTTGCTGAATGGGATGACAAGGTTCTTGCAGATCAGTTACTAGAACTTGATGCGAACGGTTGGGAACTTGAGGAATTAGGTTTTGAGAATCTAGAGCCACCAGCCGGTCAAGATGATGACGAAGAGCCTTTATCTTTTGACGATGCACCTAGAAGATCAAAGCTAGGTGACTTATGGCAAGTAGGAAATCATAGAATTATTTGTGGTGATTGCACCGAGTGGACAACAGTTGAAAAAGTAATGGATGGAAAAAATGCAAAAATGATTTTTACTGATCCACCGTACAATGTTGATTTCAAAGGACAGTTACTAAGTAACACTACAAAAAATGGTATTCAAGTAAATCATTATGAAAGCATAAACACCAAACATGAATCTATAAAAAACGATTCATTAAATGAAACTGCGTTTGATGAATTTATTACAAAAGCATTAGAAAACATAAAAAAAACAAATCCTAATTCTTGGTATTTTACTTTTTGCGATTTGACTTTAGATCAATTATTAAATCCGTTGAGAAAAACAGGATTTGAATGGAAATCAATAATTGTTTGGGTTAAGAATCAAGCGACATTGAGTGGCAAAGACTACAAGAGTAAGTATGAGCCAATAGTTTATGGATGCAAACCTAATTCATTTTTTGGTGAACGTTATTTACAAGAAGATGTATGGGAATTTCAAAGAACTTTGAAAAATGATTTGCACCCAACAATGAAGCCAATTCCTTTGATTGAAAATGCTATAAAAAATAGTTCTCAAATTTCGGATATAGTTTTTGATCCTTTTGCAGGATCAGGTTCAACTTTGGTTGCTTGTCAAAAAACAGATCGTATTGGATACGGTATAGAACTTGATCCTAAGTACGTTGATGTCATACTTAGTAGATTAGAAAAGCAAACAGGTTCAGAAGCACAACTAATTGAGGACTGACAATGGCTCCGCGTGGCAGACCACCAAAACCAATTGAGCAGAAAAGACTTACTGGTAATCCGGGCAAACGTACATTGCCAGACCAGAAAGAACTTGTGCTTCTGCCATCTGCCTATTCAATTCCTGAACCTAACCGACCATTGGGTTCAGCCGGCACAGAACTTTGGGAACGCATTTGGGGAATGGGTCAAACGTGGCTAAGTCCACTAACCGACATTGAGATTCTGCTTATGACTTGCGAACTGCTAGATGAACGGCGCAACTTGCGCATTCAGGTATTGCAGAACAACAGACCAGATGAACGCAAGTCTTTGCGTGAATTAGATCGCCAGTTAGTTGCCAACTTGTCGCTTTTAGGATTTACACCAACAGATCGTTCACGACTAGGCGTAGCTGAAGTCAAACGTGTTTCAAAACTTGAGGACTTGAAGGCTCGTGCTGGCAAATGATAACCGTAGTGACTGGGCCACCATGTTCAGGTAAATCTACCTACATAAAAGAAAATGCCAAATTAGATGACTGCATAATTGACATGGACAGAATTGCATTGGCTTTATCATCTGATCAAATTACTTCGTTCACTTATTCAGATCGGATAAGAAAAGTTGCAAGAGCCGCTAGGAATGCAGCCGTAAAAGCCGCACTTATGCAAGCACAAGGCGAAAGGTATTGGGGACTTTGGATTATTCATACAGACCCAGAACCAGACGTTCGTTCAATGTATCGAACATTCGGCGCGCAGTTTGTGGAAATGAATCCGGGCAAGGTAGTTTGTTTACAGCGATTGACAAAACGACCTATCGAAAATCAGAAAATGGCGAGAGAAGTTATAGATACTTATTATGGCAAACGCAACGAAAATTGAGTCATGGCCGCCAACGTGGCTGACACCTGTGAATAAAGCCGCGCTGACAAAATCTCGTGGCGCACAAGTTTCAGACTTCATAGACACGTTTGCTATTCAAACTAAGGAAACCGTTGCCGGGTATGCAGGTGACAAGATGCAACTGCGCGATTGGCAACACGAATTGTTTAGGCATTTATTCGCAGTCGGTACAGATGGAAAGTTTAGACACCGCACCGCTTATATTTCAATGGCAAGAAAGAACGGAAAATCTGCACTAGGTTCTGGCATTGGTCTTTGGTCTTTGATCATGGGTCCTAATGGTGGTGAAGTTTATTCTTGCGCAGCTGACAAAGATCAAGCGCGAATTGTCTTTGGTGATGCTAAACGAATGATTGAAGCAGAACCAGAACTTGCAGAACTTTGCAATGTGTACCGCGATGCAATCGAAGTCCCTGCAACTGGTTCTGTTTATCGCGTTCTATCAAGTGAAGCGTTTACCAAAGAAGGCTTGAGTCCGACAATGGTTATTTTTGATGAATTACACGCCGCACCAAATCGCGAACTGTTTGACGTTATGCAACTTGGTATGGGAAGCCGCCGGGAACCAATGTTGATTGCCGTAAGTACGGCAGGAGTCAAAGCAGATTCAACTGGTCAAGACTCAATTGCGTACAGCCTTTATCAATATGGCAAACGAGTAGCGCAAAAGGAAATAGTTGATACCAGTTTCTTCATGGCTTGTTGGGAAGCAGAAGCGGAAGCAGACCACCATCTAGAGGAAACTTGGAAACAAGCAAACCCTGCCTTTGGTGATTTAAATGATCCTAAAGATTTTGCAGCTATGGTCAAGCGAACACCAGAAGCAGAGTTTAGAACTAAGCGATGCAATCAATGGGTGAGCAGTCAGACCGCGTGGCTACCTAATGGAGCATGGGAACAACTAGAAACTAAACGCACTATTGATCCCGACGTTCCAGTTGTCTTAGGTTTTGATGGTTCGTTTAGCGGTGATGCTTCCGTTATTGTCGGCGTTACTTGTGAAGAACATCCGTTTGTCTTTATGGTCAAGGCGTGGGAAAAGCAACCTGAAGATCAAGACGATTGGCGCGTGGACATTCTTGAAGTTGAAAATACGATCATTGAATTTTGCGGAACTCATAACGTTCGAGAAATTGCTTGCGATCCTTTCCGTTGGCAACGAACAATGCAAGTCTTGGATGAAGCAGGATTTCCAATAGTTGAATGGCCTAGTACATCACCTGCTCGCATGGTTCCAGCGTGTTCAAAGTTCTATGATGCGGTTGTGTCTGGCAAACTTACGCATGATGGAAATCCGTTGCTTCTACGTCACTTGCAGAACGCAGTTGTTAAGACCGACAGACTAGGGCCACGCATCGTGAAAGAACATCGTGGTTCACCACGAAAGATAGATGCCGCCGTTGCTAGTATCATAGGATTTGATAGGGCAACTGTTTCGCGTGAAGAACCCGTTGTGCCACAGTTCTTTAGTTTCTAGGAGTTGCATTGATCCCGTCAATTTTGCAAGTGGTTGGTCTAGCAACAATCTCACTAGGTCTAGGTTTGTTCATCCTGCCATTAGGCATAGTCGCAGCTGGCGTAAGTCTTTTGCTAGTTGGTATTGCATTTGAGAAGGGTCAATAATGCTTGGTAATTTAACAGGTCGCAACGAAGAAGAACGCGCGATCAGCTTTCAATCTATTTGGGGCGCAGGTGATTCTTTTGCATTCACAACTGAAGCCGGCACAAACATAGATCAAACTCAAGCGATGAAAATTAACGCTTTCTACGCTTGCGTTCTTTTAATCTCTGACACAATCTCAACGCTTCCCGTTGATTCTTTTATTAGGCGTGATGGTGATCGTGTTCCTTATCGACCGCAACCTGCTTGGATTCAAAGACCAGACGTTGATCTATTGCGTTCTGAACATTACCAACAAGTTCTTATTTCGCTATTGCTAGACGGCAACGCTTTCATTCGAGTATTCCGCGATAACTCTGGTCAGGTTATAAACCTTGTTGTCATAGACCCGTATCGCGTTCGTGTAGCTCGTAACAAAGTAACTCGTGAGATCGAATACATCATTGACGAAAACGAATCAGTAGCAGTAAGCAAACAAGATATGCTTCAGATTACAGAATTGCGCAAGGCTGGCGATCTGCGCGGAATGTCTAGAGTTACAGAACTTAAAGACAATCTAGGTCTAACAACTGCCCTGCAATCTTTTGCTTCTAGATTCTTTGGACAAGGCGCAACGACTTCAGGAATTATTGAAACTCCACAAAGCCTAAACAGCGATCAAGCTAAGAACCTTGTTGATGGATTTAATCAACGTCACAGCGGATTTAGAAAGTCAAACAAAACTGGACTTCTAACGGGTGGCGCAAAGTTTGTTAGAACTGGCGTGAATCCAGATGAAGCGCAGATGCTAGATAGTCGCAAGTTAGCCATTGAAGAAGTGGCAAGAATGTTCAGAGTTCCACCACACATGATTGGCGTAACAACACCGGGAGCGCAGTCTTACGCATCGGTAGAACAAAACAGCATTAACTTTGTAACTCATACCTTGCGTCCATACATTGCCAAAATGGAAGATGCTTACAGCGCACTATTGCCACAAGGCGCGTTCATTCGCTTTAACGTAGATGGACTTTTGCGCGGTGACTTTGCAACTCGCATGAATGGTTATTCAATTGGTTCGCAGGCGGGATTCTTAAGTGTTAATGACATTAGACGATTTGAGGATTTACGACCTGTTGATGGTGGCGATGTTTATCGTGTTCCTTTGGCTAACGTGGATCTTGGCGCAGCTTCTCTTGTTGAAACTGATAAGCGCGTTACTATGGCTCAAAAACTTATCTTGTCGGGCTTTGATCCTGCTTCTGTTTTGGTGGCACTAAACCTACCTAAGATTTCTCATACCGGGCTTCCATCGACTGCGTTGCAATCAATCGCACAAATTGACCCACTTAATCCTGAATCTGTTTATGGTGTTCAGTAATGACTCAATCAAAGTATTTGTTCACTAATACTGAAACTCCAAATTCAGTTGTCTTGCGAGATGATGCAGGAGCTTTGAACGCTAGTTCCATTTATCTTTCAGATCAACTTCAGGCTTTAACTATCAATGCTTTCGACTATCTTGCATTATCAAGTGCATTTCTAGTCGATACAACGCAAGCGACTTTTGACGTTCCCATCGTTAATAGCGGTGACATAACTGGTTCAGGTTTTATTGCAGGAATAAACGGCATAAAAATAGATAGCAGCGGAATCATTACTAGTTCTTATGTTGATATTGGAATTATTAGCGCGGCGCAAGATTTGTCGTTTGAACAATACAACGTCATAAGACTTGAAAATGGCGGTGCTGCATTTACACTTTCGCAATCAATACCTGTTCCTGCTGGAACTTTCTGCAATTTAATTGTTAAATCAGCTACTGCTTCAACTTCTAGAATCATAACTTTTAATACGAGTCACTTTAGAACAACAGGTACTTTGACAGTTTCTGGTTCGGGAGGACTTGCTAGAACCTACACAATCAGTTTTATTTCAGATGGTGAAAAATTGAATGAAGTTTCTCGAACATCAGCGATGACAACTTAAGGAATTACAATGCAGAATCCAGCAATTTACAACATCACAATGTATCAAGGCGCAACATTTGATCTATCGCTTACTTGGAATGTTAATTCTCTGCCTGTAAATCTAACTGGCTATACAGGCCGTATGCAGGTGCGCTCAAGTTTTGCTTCTGATACAACGATCTTGAATTTAACTAGCGGTTCAGGAATCACGCTAGGTGGAACTGCCGGCACTATTCTTATCAACGCAACAGCCGCGACAACGGCAGGCGTGGCAACTGGACAATACGTTTATGACTTAGAACTTGTTTCTGGCGGTAGCGCGGTGACAAGACTTATTCAGGGAACTTTCCTAGTTGATCCAGAGGTTACGAAGTAATGGCTGATGCAACAATTGTCATAGCTGAAACTAATGCAAGCGTTGTAGTCACTTCCGATACATCGGCAACAATTTCAGTAACTGAAACTACGGCAAATATCACGACTTCAAACGTAGGCATTCAAGGGGCAACAGGGGCTACTGGAGCAACTGGCGCAACTGGGGCTACGGGCGCGACAGGATCAAGTGGCGTTATAGGCGTTACTGCTCCAATCACTAACTCTGGAACTTCAACTTCAGCGCAATTAGGCATTGATCAGACTGCTCTAAGCAT